CATCGAACTTGAGGATTACGAAGACTACCAGGCAAGACACTTAGACCGTTGTAAGAAGTGCGGAGCGGTCATGGTGAACGGGAAATGCCCCGAATGTGGCGGTAAAAAAGCCGAAAAGCAGCCGGAAGACTACGAAGAGTTGGTAAAAGGCATCGAAATTGACGTGGATGGTGGCGGGAAACGGAGAATTGACCCCATGGAAGCCGTTCCCGAGGTTGATGAAGAGGGAAATCCCGTATATGCGACCGATGAAGAGGGCAATCCGGTGTTAGATGCCTTTGGTCAGCCGTCAATCAAGGTAAAACACGTTACAAAGAAGATCCCGTACTACAATCCTTCGGTATTTCCGGTGGTTTTAAGACGGAATATCACGAAAAGAAACTCCCTCATGGGGTTTTCTGATGTAGCCGTGGTTATGGATCAGCAGGACACCATAAACAAACTTGGTACGACAATCAATGAAAAACTCTTAAAGGGCGGTTCTTTTGTCACATTACCCCGTGGTGTAAAGGTTGACCTTACTGACGAACAGTTAAAGATACTCCGTATCAATAACCCGCAGGAAAAAGCACTCATTGATGTGCTGAATGTCCAGCCTAACGTCACAAACGACCTTAATTACCTTGAAACCAACTACCAATGGATGAAGTCCTCACTTGGTATTACGGATGCGTTCCAGGGCAAATATGACGCTTCTGCACGGTCTGGTACTGCAAAGCAGTTCTCTATCAATCAGGCAGCCGGTCGTTTGGAGTCAAAGCGGACATTAAAGAATGCGTTCTACGCCAAACTCTACGAACTCATGTTTAAGTTCTGGCTTGCGTATTCAGATCAGGAGAACGAGGTTTCATTCCAGGACTCCGAGGGTCGGTCATACCACGAAGCCATTGATAGACATGAGTTCTTGAAGATGGACAAATCGGGTGAGTTTTATTGGAACGATGAGTTCATCTTTGAAACCGATCCTACATCTACCATGATGGCAAACCGTGAAGCCATGTGGAACCAGGCAGACCTCAAGTTGCAATCGGGTGCATTCGGACCCGTTGGCGACCTTGAGACCAGCCGTACATACTGGGCGATACAGAAAGCCAATAACTACCCGAACGCGGGCGCAGCGTTGGCACTCATCGACCAAAGAATACAGGAGGCGCAAAATGCAATGCAGCAAATGCCAAACGGAAATGCGGATAATGTCGAACAAGCCGGTCTTGAAGAAGGGGCAGTTCAACTACCGAATGACCTTAACTTGCCGTTGTAAGAACTGTACCGAATACGGCAAGGAAATCCACATTGACCGACCCATTGAGGTCGAAGAAGTCGGTGATACGGAATAGTTCCGTTTCACATATATTCGCAGGAATAGCGCAAAAATCCAGGAGGAATTTAATATGCACGATCTTATCCCTTTGAACTTGCAGTTTTTTGCAGAAGGCGAAGAAGTCCAGGAAGTCGCCGAACCTGGAGCAGAAGGGAGTGTTGAACAGACACAAACCGTTACTGATGGCGAAGAAACAGGCGTAAATGAAGACGGAACCGCCGAGCCGCAGACCCAGAGTGACGAGATGAACCGTATCTACGCAGATGCAAGAAGACGCGCTGAAGCAGAAGCGGAAAGAAAATTCGCGCAGAAGCAAGCGCAGTTAGACAGTATGTACGCTGAACGGTTCGCCGGACTTAAAAACCCGGAAACAGGCAAACCGATTACCACCGCAGAAGAGTACTTCGAAGCGTTGGCTGCACAGGAAAGAGCAACAATCCGTGAACAGATGACCAACGCAGGATTAGATGCAAGTCTTCTGGAGAAAGTAATCGAAGCCAACCCCGCAGTGCAGGAAGCAAAACGTGCATTGCAGGAGATCAACAGTGAGCGCAGTGAGCAGCAGTTGAAGTCTGACATGGAAGCCATCGTTGCCATGGACCCCACATTATCAAGCGTTGCAGACGTTGATAATGCCCCTGGCATTCAGGATGCGCTGGAATATGCCATTCATCATAATGTGAGCCTTGCTGATGCTTACAAAATCGTTAATTTTGACCGGCTTTCAAGCGCACGGGTTGATGCAGCGAAACAATCCGCTATCAACCAGGCGAAATCCAAGAGTCACATGAAAACGGCAGATGGTTCTTCCTATGTTGATAAGCAGAAGGAGATCCCCGAAAGCGAAATGAGCATTTGGAAGAAAGCATTCCCGAACAAGAGTGATAAGGAATTGAAAGCCCTATACAACAAAGTATAAGGAGAAATAACTATGGCAGTAATCGTACGCGACAATACCAATGATGCCCTTTGGAATGAATGGGCGAAAGTTCTTGATGCAGCAATCTATGATGCAGATGTAAACCACGTAAAGTATGACGAGCTGGTTGACGCACTGGCAAACGTAAGCACCTCTGATATGTACGCAGAGAAGACCCAGACCTTCGGTGATCTGGATGATTACGATGTAAAGACCGAGGGTGCCGCCGCAGCAGAAGACGACTTCGAGCAGGGTTATGCAAAACTCATCCAGCATTCCACCTTCGCAAAGAGCGTTATTCTGTCCCGTGAGTTAAGAGATGACAACCGCATTCAGGATGCAAAGCAGAAGGTTGTAAACCTGGTGCAGTCCTACAAGAGAACCAGAGCAAAACTCGTTACCAACGCTCTGACCCTTTCCGTAGGTACTACCACTACCATGACATTCGGCGGTGCTACCCTGGATATCGCCGGTGCAGATACCAAGGCACTGTTCAACTCCGCACACACCTTAAAGAGAAGTGCTTCTACCGTATGTAACCACTACTCCGATGCTTTCGGCTCCAACGCTGACGTTCTGAACGAACTGGCAAACAAGATGCGGAACTTCGTTAACGACCGTGGCGAGGTTCTGGGTATCACCGCAGATACAATCATCATCCCCGGCAACAGATGGCAGCTTGAGGAAACCGTTAAGAGAATTATCGGATCTGACGGCGAAGTTGGTTCCAACAACAACGATATCAACACCCAGCGTGGCAAGTGGAAACTGATCGTTGATGAACTGTGGACTCCCGCTACCGGCGATCCTTACATCATCATGAGTTCCGAAGCAAACAAGGAACTGCTTGCAACTCGTTTCTATGACAGAACTCCTCTGGACGTTCAGAACGAAGTCAAGATTGAGTCCCGCAACATGGTATACAACGGCTATGGCCGTATGTCCGTTGGTTTCACCAACTGGAGACACGTTATCATGGGCGGTTCTACCGATGCAGATGCACAGAGCTTGTAAGATTATTTGTGGGGCGGCCCTTCGGGGCCTCCCCCTTTTAAGTGGAGGAAAATATGAGCGAGAAGAAAATCGGTGACGTTATCGTTATGGATGGCGTTAAATACGTTGTTACCGGTATGAACGGTAATTCTTATGGTCTTGCTCCTTACACGGAGAAAAAGATCAATGTTGACAGTATCATTGATGGTTTGGAAGAAGTAGAAGCACCGAAAGAGAAGAAGAAAAGGGGCAAATAAATGAGCGCAAGGGCATTAAAGACATGGGGTGATATAAAACTTGCCACGCTGCAGAAACTCTTTAGCAGTAGCGGCACACAGATTACGGCGGACTCGTCTACGGCTGAATATATCAATGCCATGCCACAGACTTGCATGGAAGCCTTACAGATGCTTGCGACCGTTGGCAAATTCATTGTGAAAGAGTTCGAGATTTACAATGAGCGGTTTGAAAACCTTTTGAGCAACGGGTTCACACAGTATCGGTTGTATGATGAGACATTATCTCTGAAAGCAAACAATGTAGGGTCATTTTACTTTGATGCCCTGGGCGGACTTACTGTTGAAGTCTATTTTGACGGTGTGCTTGAGCGCACCATACCTTTGAGCCTTGGTCAGTACGAGGGCATAAGCGGTACATTTGCGGATCATGGCGAGGTGGAACTTCGGTTTATTGCTCCTGACGACCATCCCGTATGTGTAAAGAATATCTGTATGTACCATGAGCGGTTTCCGTCTGATGATGTGGTTCCGCCTTATGGGGAGTTTCTTTACTACTATCTGCCGGATATTGTAGAAGACTTCTATCAGTTAAAAGAGGATGACATTTACTATGTCAATCCAGCAAATGAGCCGAGTTATATCGCTGCAAACAATCTCTATCAGGAAGCAAACAATACGCTTGTTTTGAGAAGAGATCAGCCTGGTACATATCGTATTTATTACAAGGCATATCCGCAGCAGATTGACCTAACTACACCGGATGATTATGAATTACCGCTCGACCCCGAAGTGGCGGTTCTTCTTCCGTTGTACATGGCTTCACAGTTGTATAAAGACGATGATAACGCTATTTCCACGGTCTACCGTAACGAGTTTGAGGTAGCCTTTGAAAGACTTTCCAATGGGGCAAATACGCCCCGTAAAGAGTCGTTTGAGTCAGTGACAGGATGGGTATAATATGCCGGTATCATTCAAAATTCCTGCATCTCCGCAAATCCGTACCTATGTGATCGACAGATTTCTGGGTGCGGATTTTACGTCTGATGCTTCTACCGTGGACGAAACAAAGAGTCCGAACTGCGAAAACTTAATAAGGTCTGTTCCTGGGAAGGTGCGTAAACGTACGGGATATGAACTGCTTGATACATTCCCCGATACCATTTACGGCGTACATAAGTTCCACGTAGCGGACGAATACATCGTCCATAGTGGAAAAAACCTTTATAAGTTAGGGGACGATACCTATACGCCTATGTATACGAGCATGGCGGAACATAGATCCGTGGCATTTGAACTTGACATGAAACTTGTCATTTTGGACGGAACGTCAATCAAGATTTACGATGGCACGACCGTTGCAACGGCAGAGTCCATTGCATACATCCCTACGGTGACGATTTCCAAGAACCCCGATGGCGGTGGCACGGACTATGAACCGTTAAACCTTATCCAGCCCGCATTTATCGAACAGTTCTATGTGGATGCAGGACATTCGTCAGAAACCGACTTCCAGCTTACGTTTGGCAACTTGGATGCTACCACGGTGAAAGCATGGGTCATGGATGCTGGCGGAAACTGGGTGGCAAAGGTAGAGGGTACGGATTTTTCTGTTGACCGCGTAAACGGCATTGTGTCGTTTGATGCACCGCCTGGACAATCCTATGTACAAGGTGAAGATAACGTCAAAATCCAAGCGTATCGTACCGTTAGTGGATATGCGAACAGGGTAAACCATTGCACCATCGGTGCGTTGTTTGGCGTTAACGGTGCTGGCGACAGACTCTTTATCAGCGGAAATAGCGATAAAGGATATGATGGGAGTAAATATTATTCCTTTATCAATTACGATTGGTTCTCACAACAGTACGACCCGACCTACTTTGGCGACACATGGTATGCCAAGTTGGGGTCTGACTCGTCTGCAATCATGGGTTATTCCATTATCAATAACTACCTTGCAGCGCATAAGGACGGGAACGAAAAATCACAATCCGTTCTTATCCGCGAAGGTGACTTGGTAAATGGCAACCCCAGCTTTAAACTGATAAACACCTTACAGGGCGCAGGAGCAATCTCGAAGTATTGTTTCTCCTACCTTGAGACAGAACCCGTATTTCTGTCAGAAATGGGTGTTTATGCAGTAACCGCGCAGGATATCACGGGCGAGAAGTACGCGCAGGACAGAAGTTATTACCTTGAAGGTAAGATGCTTGAAGAACCAAACCTTGAGAATGCGTTCTGCTTTTCTTACAAGGACTACTACATTCTGTGCGTAAACAACCATTGTTATATCTTGGACGGCTTACAACCTATCCAGAC